ATCTTATTCCTCCTCTGGCTATCGTCGCCTCAAAGAGTTTCGGAGAGGGCCACTCCCCCATCATCAAGGCGCGTCTTTAGGTCTTGATGCTCTGCTCGTAGGCCCGGATCACGTGCGCAGATGGGGCGACCTTCTCCTTACCGTTGACTCGGAGGAGGATATCCAACTTGGGCCGATTGGGGAGCCATCCGAGGACGGTGACTGCATCACCGGCCCTGCCATAAGGGAATGTGGCGTCCAGCATGTCCGGGGGGAATGAGGTGTAAGAAAGTGCGGCGTGTTCCCGGTAGTCCTTATGGGCTCTAGTTTCGCCATCAGTGAAGGTGAATTTCACCTTCATTACAAATTCCAAGGCCTCAAATTTCCCGCCAGCGAGGGTTACATCGAACCCGGAATCCTTTAATGCCTCCCGGAGTGCTGCTTCAACTGTGACTCCCAATTCCTTGCAGACCTGCTTGTCAAAACCCATGTCCTTCCTCCTAACTAATCCGGCCCTTGAATCTGCACTCCACACATACCACCGTTTGGCCTTGGTTCGTGGCCGGCGAAGTCGGCATCCAGTTATGCCGGTGCTTCGTGATCCCGATGGCGGTGAGGAGCTTGTTCATGCCCCTATTATATACAGTTACTATATAAATTGTCAAGAGATTGCAAGCACCAATATAGCAAAAAGAAAAGCGACCCGGTGGGGAGGTACTCCACCGGGCCGCTTAACCGAGAAGGGAGAGGGAGCTATTCGCTAGTCGCCATCCAAGACTTTAATACTCAATGCTACAAGTCCGCCTATAGTCCCCGTGGCGATTTCCACCATATCAGCATAAATCGCATAGCCTGTTATGAAACCCAACATCAGCAGGGCCAAAAATATCTGGGGCCGTATGCGGCCTATATCTGGCATCAGATTTCCACCCAATATTGCCCGGTTGCGGTCTCATACATGGACCGCTCCTTAATCCCACACAGACGGTATTGTCTCTGTCCCCAATCGGGGAGGGACCGCCACCAGTGGATGCCTAGCCAGCCCATCATCACCGGCCGTATCCGCCGTACTCTCGCCGCTCCCCAGATGGCAGTATGCCAATCTCGCCCATCTCTCGGAGAGAGTCGGCGAACCCGAGATGGTCTGCCATGATAGTGCGCTGTTCGCTTTCAGCGATGGCAAGAGCTTGGGACAGCCCGTTTAGCCGCTCAGTGAAATCGTTGGCAATCGTTACAAGGTCTTGGGACTGGTCGATGTGTGATTCTATGCGGATGCCACGCTCGTTCTCCAGGCTACTAGCCAGACTCGAAAGGTCTTGCTGGACGGCATCCAATTCCGCCTTGATAGCCGTCAAATCGTTACGCAAGGTCAGGATAAACCCTATCAGAGCGATGGCGACCAGCACCAGCGGTAAGATTCCGCCGATAAGACCCAGGTGCTGCCTCATTATTTCACCGTAATCGGCACATCAACTAAGTTGTCGGTGATGGTTCTTGCCTTCACAGTACTGCTAACTACGAAATCCGCTAGGTTGATGCCGTCCCCGTCACCGAATCGGGAAGTAGCATCGATTGTGATGGACCCTCCGCGGACATGGTCGATATTCCAGCCGCCCACCGAACAGTCCACATCGGTCATGATGAGGCTCCCAATGATTGCGTCTCCCCCCATCTGGATGATTACACGGTCTACCACGCTATTCTGGGCTATAAATTCGCCGCTGCCACGCGAGGACTCAATATGGATTTCCGATATGGTGCTGTCGATGGTGGCATCCATCGCGTGGCCGTCGGTGGAGGCACTGAGGACAAGGTTGCCGGTCTCTACGTTTTCCATGCTCAGGCTTGGAGCTGAGACACCCGTCATCGTCCAAGTGTCTACATATAGCCAGCCGGTGGTGTTTGTCGTCCTTTGGATGGTCACACAGTCGGTCAATCCGGCCTTTCCCAGATCAAGATTAATCAACGAAAGCGTAGTTAAGCGGACCCCGGCGGCCAGGTTGATCTGAAGGGTCTGGGACTGCTCGCCATCCTCGTAAGGGGCAAGCTGAGTCCCCATCTGCTGGGGCAAGGCGTACTCAGCGCCGGCCTCCGGCCAGTCCCATGTGGCGGTGGCAACATCCCGGACGGCAAAGAAAATCGCGGTGGCCACGACCGCGGTGGCAAGTCCCACCGCAAACACAATGGCCTTGCTGGTTGACTGGCTCCCCAGACTTATCCGTGGCATTGGCGGTCTGGAGGGCAGCGACGGTAGACGTAACCGCCGGTCCTTGATGATCGCCGCCAGTTTCCCGAAGAGGTTCACTTTTTCTCCTTGCTCTCGCTGATGCCCTCAAATAGCTTCTGTAACCCCATCGAAACAGGCACCGTCAGGATGGCCAGGGCGGTAAGCAGAGGCTCGATGTTTTCAAGTACAGTCTGGCTCGTCGTGGCCGACATCACAATTCTGGCGGCGAGGAATAACCAGGTGAACACGACCGGGGCAAAGATGATCAAAATAATCAGCTCCTTGCCCGTGAGCGTGGTCTTGCTTGGTGATTCCTGCTTTGGCTCCTCCTCCTCCGTTTCTTCAGCCATCTCAGTTAGGTCTACAGCAAGTCCAGTTTCCGGGCGACAACATCGAGCCGAGCATCAGCGGTGGCGGCTGCCGCGTAGAGCGCCGGCCAGTCTGTTGGCGGCGACTCTGAGCGGGCAACATGGGCCGCGACCACCGCCGCTAATGCCACCTCATCGGTATCGTCTGGCACAGTCAGCCAGACGACATCCCCCAGGCCCTCAACGCCCATGATCGCTATCCGCCGTCCGGCCTCATCTGGAGCTGGGGCAAGCGCCGGGATCGCAGCGAGGATCTCATCGTGGAGTTGCCCGAGGTTGTGAGGCGCGTTGAAGCTCAAGCGTTTCGTCATCCCAAGACCTTCGCCATCATGAAGTCTGCCTCCCTCATGTCCGAAGATGTGGAGGCGTTAACATTCAAGCTCCCACCTGAATTTTGTTCCACTCGGAGTTCGACATAGTCGGTGGCGGCCAGGTCTATCTGCGTAGTTACCGTCATGTATAGGACTCCAGCGGTGCCACCTAGATTGACATTCTCCGCAACAATGTCAGAGCCTTCCTTGTAGATTCGGACGACCCGGCTACCGGTCGCGTTTGAGGCCCATGCCACGTTGCCTGTGACGATGTACTTCCCCCCCTGCCCGGCGGGTACAGTAAGCCGCCCTGGGTTGGAGCCTGGGTCGTGGAGGCCGTCGGTATCGTAACGCTCCTGGTCGAAGACTAGAGTGGTCAGCGTGGCATTCGCGGTGGACTGGGCGGCATCGTTGTAGATTCGGGCGCTGATGTCGCTACCGCCGGCGAGGGCGGCGATGGCTTGTGCAATTCGCTCCGCTGTAACGCCGCGTACCTGCGTATCAGACCCCGCCTCCGCCTGCCCCTGAGTCATGGCGGTCTCTAGGCCGATAACCCCACTGGACTGACCGACGACCGTATCTCCAGTGGTGACACCGGAGGCGTCGAACTCCATGCCGCCGTACTCGTGCGTGAGCCGGTTGCTGGAATCGAGGATGGCGACCGCCTCGGCAGCGTTGGCCCCTGTACCAATCGCAACCTCCCCATCAGCGGTGAAAATATCGGGGACACCGGCGGCGAAATTGTCCTTCAGATAGGTATTTCCCCAGCTTGCCGTCGCCACATCCCCAGTCGTGATAGTCGGGATGGCGTTGTAGGCCATCAGCCCCCCTCCTGTAATCGGATGGTCTCGGCCCGTAATTGCGCCACGGTCTCCCCCGGTGTCCAGGCCCAGCCATTAACGTCGGCCCTCTTGGCAATCTCGGCCTCTATCGCTGCCCGATTGGACGGGAATGTAACCGGCCACCATTGGTCGCCCGACCCGCAGGCGATACACAAAAACACCGGGTCGGCTGCGCTGACCATCTCTGCACCGCCGCATCCCGCTGGACAGTCGGCCAGCCACCGCCCTGAGTCAATCCGAGCAAGGACTGTTACCTCCGATACCGTCGCAATAACTCGGCCTGGATGCAGCCGCCGGAATACACCGGCCAGAAACTCCCTGACAGGCATCGGTGACCCGTCTGATTGGCGGTGGTAGTCGCCGTGTTCAATGGGTCGCCCTAGTCGTTGGGCCATCTGGGCGCTGGGCATCGCGGATGGCATCTAGTATGCCCACCGGGTGGAGGTTCCCCACTTGCTTGTTCCCCAAACCCAAAAGTCGCTGAACTGCTCCGCGTCTGACAGGAGATATGTGACCCGGTGGAGCCGGTTGGCGCTGATCTGATGGTGGACGGCCTCAATGAAAAAGTCACGATTGATATCCAGGTCGGCGGTATTAGCAGCCACGACGGTCACTCGCTCACTGATGTCGCGGTCCAGCATCTCGTTGAGCGCATTCGTGTCGCGGTTGGCAAAATAGGTCATCTGGAGCATGGCGGTCGGGTCTTTGTAGATGGAGAGGTTGAAGTCGGCCCAGTCCACCGCTTCGTCCGTGTCCGGGATGAACTTGGTCCGGCTCGGCCAGGTGCGTTTGCCGAAGGCGGTCTGGGAGGTGGAGTCGGTCGCCTGGATGGTGACCGGGTCATCCGCCGAAACCGCCGTTCCTCTGGCCTGCAATTTGGTCACATATGCGATCACGCTGCTATTATTTGTCAGAGTGATCGCCATCGTTTCCGAATTTTTGCTGTCCGCGATGCCGATGTCCGAGGTGACGTTACTCCCGGAGCCATCGGCTGCGGCATTGGCAACCATATCGGTCGTTGCTGCGGTGGTCGTCCAGGCATTGACGGCCTCAGCGGAATTGGCCGACGCCGTAGTGGGATACCTGGCAATCCATGTCCGGGCCACTCCGGGAGCGATGGACGGCGAGCTGGAGCCGCTCTCCGAGAGCGTCCACAATACCGCCACGCTGGCGGTCGTGTACCCCTGGACTTCAGTGCTAAACTGATTAAAAATATGAGGTAATGGATCGTCCATGGTGAGGCCGGAATAGCCCCGCGCGGCTCCGGACGCATCTGAGTAGGTCGCCTGACTTGTTAGCCCCACCCCGGCCAATCTATGATGCCGATTATCAAAGACGATCTTGCCGTCCTTGCCCTCCCTGACTAACCCTCCCTCGGTGGACTCGACCTCCTGGAGTGCCGGGATCGCGTATGACTGGGCTTTCCAATATCTGGAGATTGTGGTCTTGCCGGTGTCGAGGGTGCGGTAGCTACTCCCTGCGGCCCAACCGGCGGCATCGAGGATGTCATCCACCACCTGGTCGGTGCGTTGGGCGGTGACCATCGCCACTTCGATTTGATCTAGATTTATTTGGCCGAGCGGCCCAGTCGCTTCTAACGTCGCAGTCGCATCCCCGCCGAGGAATACTCGTGGCGTAATCCGGACGAGGTATCCTTGCCAGATGGCTTGATCAGACTGGGTGGCAGATGTCCCCAGGAGCCGGACGGGTCGGCCTGGGAGGATATTCCCATATATTGGGGAGGCCGTATTAAATGGATTGTAATCCCCTGACCGGTTGTCTAGCGTGGCCCGGAGCTTTCCACTTTTTGAGCGTCCCGTCAGTTGTGACGCCCTGTCCCGACCGAATGAGCAAGTGATGCCCCGGACCCGGCCCATGTCTATCTCCTCGCCGGTGTCACCCCAGTCCCCGTCGTTGTTCCAGTCCACTTGCAGTTTATAGGTCGCGACTACCACTATGCCCTCGCCAGTACGCCGGAGAATCCGCCGCCCAAGACGGCATCGCGGATGACCGAGGTCACCTTTTGCTCAAAGTCCTCCATCCCGTTGATGTCCCCGTTGACGACCAGATTCACAGTCAGGCCAGCGCCTCCGCGTCCTGCTGGGATGATCGTTTCGCCAGCTTGAGCAAGCACCAACTGGTCTGACCCTGGAGACCCCTGGACTACGCCGCCACGATGGCCTTTCTGACTGCCTCCGAAGACGGTTGTCCCCTCCCCAGCGCGGCCTAGATTTATGGCTATTCCGCCAACAGTGCGGCCAATCTTCTCCATCTCCGCAGTATCGCCTCGGAAACGGGCTAGGCGGAAGGCTTGATGCGCCGCCTGGATTCCTGCGGCTCTTTGGGAAGCAGTAATACTTATCCCTGTAGGGCTTGCTGCGTCAAGGCTCACGCCACTGATACCAGCCAACTCTGCCGCCTTGGCAGTTGCAGAATCAACCTGTGACTTTAGCTCCTCAATGCTGATTCCGAACCTAGCGAAGAACTCATCCCAAAGGCCCGTAAGGGTATCTGGTAGGTCGCCGAGGTGGTCGCGGATAAACTGAGCGAGTTCAGGCACCGATATGTGGGCAGCTTTAGACCAGTGGTCAAGGATGTCACGTATGGTAATCCCCGCCTCATTCAGGTTGAACGTAGTTTCGTTGGCAAATTGCTCCCAGCTTTGCGCCCTCGCTGCCTGAATACCCTCAAGCCTTGCAGAGTTCTCAGCCGCTATCTGCAAAGCACGAGCCGCTCCCCGCTCCTTCACATCAGTTATCCTCTGGGATAAACGCTCCTCAAATACTAGCCGGTCTGTACCAGCGGCCGCTTCTATACGCATTGCCTCCTGTACTCGGCCCTCCACAATCTGTACTAGCGCATTGTTTAAGTCCTCCATAATCTGTTCCCGTTTATTCGCGGTGGCTAGGGCATTGGCCTCCATCTCCCGGTCAAATATGTCCTGCCACCCCATCCTCTGAGCGCCAGTCATGCGCTCAAACTTTATTGACTGCAAGAGTCCACGTTCGGTCGCCTTTGTGACGAAATCCTGCGAGGCCAGAACCAGCGTAGCCATCTCCTGGGCCGCTTGGGCAACCTCATCCATAGCGTCGGTAACACCCTCGGCAGCAGCCTGCACGACGGGTAGGTGCTTGTCTGCGCTCTCCGCTATGGCCCCAAATGCTACGTCGATGCCCACAGCGGCCTCGTCGGCTGCTGCTCGCAACTCCGAATATTTTATTGCGGTCAAATCTATATCGGGGATGCCAGCGCGAATCTTCTCGGCAACCACCTTCATCTTGTCGGCAAGGTCGCCCATGCCCGGAATTAACCCCGTCACCTTCGCGGCGGCCTCTATCATCCCGGCCAGGGCTTTCCGCTGAACCCAGGTCAAATCGTTGAACAGGCCGATGATGAAATTAACCCCCTTTTCCGCCGCGTTTTTCAGGCCCTCCCAAATCTTGTCCCAGGTGGCCTTGAAAACCCTGACTATCCTGTCCCAGTTCTTAAAGATTAGGATTCCCGCCGTGATAGCCACCGTGATTGCCAGTAGTATGGCATTGCTGCGGCTCAACCCCTTGAACGCCAAGGTGGTTATTTTAACCGCTGATGTGAGGAGTCCAAACCCAATCGCCAGCCCCGGCAACATTATCAGCAACGGCCCCAGCACCAGCAGCAACGCCCCAACAGTGGCTATCACCACGGCCATCACCACCGTCAAAGTTGGGTGAGCTTCCGCCCATTCGATAATCCGCCGGACGGCGCGTTCAACCATCGGTACCAGCTTTTCCAGGGCTGGTAGCAGGGCATCGCCCATGACCTGAAAAAGGTCCCCCATCCGGTTCTTCATTTGGGTCAGAGGGTTAACGGCGGATTCAGCGGCGCCCCCAAATTGTTTGGTCAATGCCGCCATGATTTCGGTCTGTGTCGCGCCCTTTTCTAATATAATTCCGTACCGGGAAAGGCTGGAAGTTTCCCCAGCGATGGCCTTCCCCACCAGTAGGGCGGCAGCGTTCAAATCGATGTTAGCACCAGCGGCAACGTCAGTAGTAATCTTGAGGGCTTCCAGGGAGCCTTCCCATTGACCGCCGATCGTAATCAATTTTTGCAGGGCTTCGCGCTGGGGTTCATCCCCGAAGTTGGTTTTATTCTGGATGGCACCCACCACGGCTTCGATCTGTTTTTTCTGCGCCGCGTAACTGGTGCCAACATTTTTCATCGATTGGTCTAGCCGCCGAATACCGATCTGCTGGTCCAACGATGATTTCACCGACAATGCGGCGATACCCGTGATGGCTCCACCGATGGCGGTCGCTGCCATGCCAATAGTGCGGCGGTGTTTGGCAAAGCCTGCCGCCAGCTTACCCATGTTCCCCTCGACCTTCTGCAATTGGGCAGAGGCCTGGTCACGCGCCTGAATCAGGACCGATACGGTTGCGGCGTCAGCCATCAGCTTCCACCGCCTCAACCATCTCCCGCCATAGAGCTATTTGGGCTGGACTCATCTGGCTTGCATCCTGATTGTGTTGTGCCTTTGCACTCGACAGTAACCTATAATCCAAAATTTGCCGTATTAGATTCCAGTCCTGCTCCAGCGCGGCTGAAGGCAGGCATCCAAAGCTCTCGCATATGACGCTCACGACAGCTGGCCCAGGTTGCGGCCCATCCCCTAGGATGAACGCTCCGAGCCGTTGGAGCCTTTTTTTCGCGCTGCGGCCGACTCTTTCTCGGCTGCGGCGTTGACCAGCCACAATAGTTCATCGGCTGATAATTCCTCCAGGACATCGGGCCGGTTGTGTGGCTGCTCCATCGCCTGGCCTACCAAGTCGGTCCAGTTCCAGGCGACTAAGCGTTTGGAGAGTTCTTGGCATAGTTGGCCCAGACTTTCGCCCAGCGACCCCCTGTCCTCAATGCCCATCTGCAACCGTGATAGCTGCATGACCTCTCGGACGGCCACCACCGGCATGACCTCCACCCATTCGCCAATGTGGATGTAGTGGGGAGTGCCAGGGTCAGTGATTTCGCCGTCTTCGATGACCTGGCCGATGCTGATGCTACAGTCATCGGCCAGGACTTTTATGGCAGGAATTTTTAATTTGCCCGTGGACTTCATAGAGCCTCCCGGCATTCGTCAGTTAGTTCGCTTGCATCCGCATTTCTTGCACATATCAATCCCCCCCCTGGTCATTTGAGTTTAAGGTCAAACCACCTACCCTCTGGTCGGTGCAGCAGCGTCGTTAGCAGCGGAGCCACCATTGTGGCGGAACGACGCGGAGTACGTTATCGGCCCATCGACAGTGCTGGTGATGCTGTAGCTAGTGACGATGGCAAACCCGTTGTATCCAGTCGTGCCGTCCGGCTCGAAATCCCACTCCTCGCCTTCCAGGCCCAACTCGCCGAATATCGTCACATCGCCCTGGCTAGACGCCAGGTCAGCGAAGCCGGAAACGTCGATGGTAGCCGTCGGCTTGCCTGCCAGGAAATTTTGGTAGGTGTCCCCAAACGCCGTAATGTCCGACTCTGGCACCGAAAAATTCAAACTAACGCTTGAAAGTTCGTCCTCCAGTGCCACGCTGTCAAAACTAAAATCCGCGTCCTTGCCGTGGGTTCTTGCCATGTCAGTTCCTCCTCAATATGCTTTACTTGGCCGTGTCAGCCGCTTTAAGGCCCCTTTATGAAACCGCTCTAGTAGTCGCCCCGCTGCATTGGAACGAGGCCGAATACGAAGCCACATCACCTACCGGCAGAGTGATGGTATAACTGGATACCAGCGCCCCCGTCAGCCCGCTGGATGTGCAGGTATACTCTGGGCTATTCGTGTCCGGCCCTGCGCCGTCCGGGTCGTAGACCAAAGTCTTCGGGCCGCTAGTGAGCGCGATATGGTCAAAAATTGTTGCATCACCATCGCTGGCGAAGTCTGCGTCCAGGGCGCCGGATACGTCAAAGGTGACGTTCTTCTTCCCCGCCAGGAAATTTTGGTTGGCATCTGCGAAGGCACTTATATCGCTTTCAGTTACCGTCGCGTTCATGGTAATGCTACTTAATTCATCCTCAATCGCCACCGCATTGAAGCTAAAATTTCCGTCCTTGCCGTGAGTTCGTGCCATAATCTCCCCCTTATGACGGCGTTACGAAGTAGCCAAATGAAACATAGTTTTTGAACGTCCTACTCCCCGTACCGGACGATTGGATTTGCACCCGCCACCAAGACTCTGATGCACCTGGGCCGGTGGCGGTGGTGACGATGTGTGTTCCATTGGCACCCGTGGATTGCGTGACTGTCCCAAAGTTTATTCGGGTCGTAGGGGAACCCCAGGTGTCATTCGTTTCACTCTGGATCTCCAGGGCGATGGTGTTGGTGCCAGACCCGCCCAGTTCCACCATGCGCCAGATGCCAATGATGGTGTTCGTTGCGGCTATCACGCCGCTGTTATACCCAGTCCCAGTCACGACCACCGTCGAGCCATTGCACGTTATCGTGTTCGCTAGAATGATTTGAGAACGGAACGGTGCGCTTGCGCCCTGCCAGGTCACGTTGCAAGCGATAGCATCCCCCACGGTTGAAATACGGGGCGACGCGCTTATCAACGTCGGTCCTTCGTAGCCTACATTCCCCTGAGTCAGGCCACCGGGATAGATGCCTACCCGCCTGGCTGTAGCCGTAAGGTCCGTGAACATTTCCCCATCGTAGTTTGGGGAACTTGTTGACCAAAGCCCGTTCACATCGAAGTTGAACGTGGGCTTGCCCTGGACGTAAGTCATGTCGGTATCGGCAAACGCCGTTACGTCAGCCGGGGCTTCCGTGAAATTGAGCGTCATGGAATTGGACACGCCGCTAAAATCGAATTCATCGACCAGCAACCCGGCGGATTTCGCATGGACTCTAGCCACGGTTTCTTCTCCTCTGGGGCTTCGGGGCTTTGGCTAGCTCCCCTCTCGCCCACTCTGCGTCAGATTCTTCGTAGATTTTTACTATCCGCAACCGTATCAATTCATCGATGTCCAGCGGTTCATCCCCGTCCAGGGCGTACCATTGGCCCCGGTTGATGCGGATCGATGATGGCTTCACCCCCGGCCCTTGGGCCATCAGCATCTTCTTCAGGGCCAGATACCAGATTGGTTCTTCTTCAGTTGTTTGCGGGTCTGGCATCTGGGTTCACTTTCTTGGGGAATGCTGACAAGTCTTCCCCGAATGAATTATCAAACAACCGGACTTCCTGGCATATCTCGCACCGGCCCTGGCTATGCTTCCCATTGGCCGGTTCGATTATCCAATGATGGACGCACTTTTTAACTTTGGTCAGCAATTATCCGGTACATCCCCCCGACGTGCTGGTACACCACGCCTTGCTGGTCTTCCACCAGATAGATGTCTGATTCCCTGCGACACATCAGCAATGCATGGCCGGTGATACTTAACGAAGCGTCTTGCATCACACTGTCAATCTGTGTGTCTATATCCCCCGCCGCCTTGGGCCAGATGCTTCGGTCAATCACCTTGACCATGTAGACCGCTGACCCACCCCGCCCGGTGAAAGCGAAGTAGTCATCCGTCTTGGACATGGCCTGGAAGACCACGAAAGGCGGTTCCGTGTCTTGGGGCGCAATCCCATTGAACACACCCCCTGTGGCTTCATTGGTCACCGATGCCACGTTTAGCGTGGCATAGATGGCCGTATCCAGATTGACCCGCAGATTAGCCATTAGCTTAATCCCCGCAGCAGTTCTGATAGGGCTTTGATAAGCCGGGGCCGTTCATCTTCCAGGGCTGGCCCCATGAACGGTCTGGGCCGCATGTGTCTGGTTCCGAATTCGATGAAGGCGGAATAGTCAGTGTTAGGCCCGATTTCCCATTCCAGATTCTCCCCACGTAGGAAGCCGCCCACCGGCTTGGCTTGGATGCTGTTGACGGTATAAGCATTGTCAACAGCCCGGTCTGGTTCGGTGCTTATGTTGTGCTTGGCACCCTTTTCCACGTTCATGGCAGCGATTTCAATGGCCTGGGTTACCCGTGACCCTAGTTGCCGCCACCGTGGGTCTAGCGTTATGTCCACCTTGACATCCATCCTGAAGTCATCAGCCAAAACAAAAACCCCCAATAGCCCATACAAGGGCGATTAGGGGCTTCCAAGAGCCTCGTTCACCTTATCTATCCCCGCCAGCGGTCTGGCCGCTTATGGACTTCCTAGAGT